CACCTGCTGATCTGGGCCCACGTGAGGCGCAGGTGCACGGTCTCGGTGTACCGAGGGGCTTTCGTCGTCTCGGGGTCGTCGATCCATCCGGTGCTGAACGCCTCGAGGCCCTTCCCGGTGGTCCGGTACCACGTCTCGCGACCGTCGGGGAGCTGCAGGCTAGTGCCGCCGTGCTGACCCTGAACCAGTGCCTCACGAGCGCGGGGGAAGTCCGCGATGATCCACACGATCGGCCATCCCCGCTCGACCTGCCAGAACAGAGCCCACTCGTTGCGGTTCATCCCTGCCGCCCGGTCATCGTGCGGACGCAGTGGCGGTAGTAGGCGTGGCCGAGAGACCGGCACCACGGGCAGGTGATGTTGCGCCATCGGACACGGGTCCATCGGAGGCCCTTGTAGGAACGGCCGGGCAGGTCGACCTCGATGCGATCGCGGTCGTCGTGGTGCGGGCTGATGTCTATGCGGTCACCTGCCGCCCGAGCAGCGAGGTTGTCCTCCCTGCAGAGCGTGCCCATGTCGGGCGTGAGGACGTGGGTCACAGAGACGTGGTCGCCGAGTCGCCGGCCCCCGTCAGTGACGTCGAGGAAGTCGAGGAGGTCCGTCATCGGAACTCCCCCCGGGCGATGCGCGCGGTCAGGAGCCACGCGCATGCCGTGGCCGCGACGATCAGCACGCCGTAGCCGGCGAGCACGAACATGCCGGTCATGCGTCTGCTCGATGCTTCGGTGCCCATCCGGCGGAGCGGCGGAGGCGGTCGGCGTAGTCGGCTTCCTCAGTGGTGACGCCGCGCTGGACGCGGCGTCCGGAGGAGCGGCCGGGCCCGCGGGGGTTGAGGCGGGCGACGTGTCCGGAGCCGTGGTGGGGGCTGCTGTCGCGCCAGTTGCGGGTCGCGGTCGCGGTGACGCCGTTCATGCGTCGCCGTCCTCGGTGACGCCGAGCCAGACCTTGATGTCGTGACCGTGGGTGCTTGGGAGGGTCGACGGGGTGTAGTCGACGTGCCGCATCAGGCCGGCGCGGGCGTTCGCGCGGACACGGGCGCCGATGAGGGGCTGGCGGACGTGCGGGAGGAGCTCGCGGAGGTCGTTCGCGGAGAAGCGGACCTGCTGCTCGCACAGGTGCGCGATCGCCTGGTCGATGACGGCCTTGTCGCGGCCGAACACGTCGGCCTCCTCGGTGAGGGCCATGCCCTCGTCGCGACGTCGTCGTCCTTCTGCGAGGTCGTCGGCGGGCGAGGGGCGGACGTCGAGAGGCTCGATCGGCGGGGCGGGCTCGCCGGTGATGGACTCGAGGTCGAGCTGTGCCTGGATCGCGGCGCTCACTGGGTGCCGTCCTCGACACCGTTGGGGCACGGGACGTTCGGGTCGCAGCAGTGACCCTGAGGTTCGCCGTCGGCGAGTTCGGTGAGCCACTCGCTTGCCGCTGGCCAGGCGGCGAGGCTGATCGCGCCAACAGAGTCCATCTCCCGCAGGTCGGCGGCGAGCTGCTGCGCGGCGCTCATTCCGCACCTCGCTCGGATTCATCGGCAGCGCGGAGCAGCAGCGCGGCGAGCTTGCGAATCTCGCCGGGGTCGACGAGGCCGACGATGTCATCGGGCCGCGTCGGGTTCGACTGCTGGACGTAGATCAGGCCCTTCTGGGTAGCAACGGTGATCCCGCTGATCGGGGCATCGTCGAGCGCGTGCTCGACGCGGTAGCCGACGACAGCGGTGTCCCCCAGGTAGGTCTCGATCTCACCGATCGCGATGTCGGCTTCCTCGCCGGACACGTCCGGGAGGGTGACGATCAGGCGTCGAGTCCGAAGGTCGGCGCTCATCACTGGCCACCGTGCTTGCGGGCCAGGTGGGCGTTGATCACGCGGACGATGAGCATCGCCAGCAGGATCGAGGCGGGGACCGCGGCCAGCATGTGGCCGTCGATCCAGGTGGTGCCGGTCCCCTGAGGGGTCGGCAAATAGGTAGCACGAATCACGGTGCGTTCTCCTGAGTCCGGTAGGTGCGGGACTCCGTCACGAGCCGCACCCGGTGGGTGTGGTGTCAGTCTGCCGACCGCCTCCGACAAGTCGGGGGAGGAGGGTGCCTGACAGGACTAACGCTAAGCCGTCAGGTTAGCGGTGTCAAGTGGTTCAGGAACGCGTGTCGTCGTCATCTGACGACAGAGCCGGAACGTCCTCGACGGGACGCTCAACGAGCTCGGGCGCGAAGTCGTCGAAGTGCGGGGACGTGGAGACCTCAGGATCGTTCATCGGTCATCACCCCTGCTCAATGTCGGCTTCGACGTGCCACTTGTCGCCCACCTTACTCACCTTCGTGACCACAAAGCGAGATCCGCGGGCGAGGATGATCTCGGACTCGCCGCCGCCGTAGTCGGAGATGATCTGCGGGCCCTTCTTACCGCCGTCACCGGACACGTAGATCCCCTTCGTGCCTGGAGGGACGTTGAGGATCATGCGGACATCACCCTGCATCGCGCCGCCACGCGACAGCGACGTCGACATGTAGCCGTGGTCGACGAACTCCGACCCGACGAGGTTCCTCGGGTCACCCTTCGTCGTGGTGATGCCGAGCTGCCGCAGGGTCGAGTTGCGGACCAGCTCTACGCGCTCGGGCACCGGCGCGGCGCGCTCGATCGCGGCGTCCATGGTGCGGATCTTCGCGTTCGTCCGCTTGCCCTTGCTGCTGCGGAGCGTGTTGTTCATCGGTCCGTAGCCGGAGCCGGTGTAGTCCCGCAGGACCTTGAGCTCGTCGTCCGGGTAGCCGTCGGGGCCAGCCCACTGGTCGGTCGCCCACTTGCGCGCCTCGGCGATGTTCTTGAACTTGCGCGGCGCCGCCGCGGCGCGCTCGGCCATCTCGCGCTCGTACTGGGCCAGTGCGGCGTCGGCGTTGGCCTTGCCCAGCGGAGACGCCTTCGCGGCCTGCTCGCGGAGCTTCTGCGGGGTGAGCTTCCCGGCGTGCAGCAGGCCGGTGAGGCGGGCCACGAACTCCGGTTCCGGGGTTGGGCCGTCGGCGGCGGCCGGCGCGACAGCGTCGGGGATGTCGGGTGCACCGACGGTGGGGTCGGACTCGTCGGGCCACACGTAGACCAGGGTTCCGCGGCACCGCCGGCCGCCCTCGCACTTCACGTACCCGCCGCCGTTCGGGTAGTCCGTCGCGGACTCCTCGATCGACGCGTACACGTGGCCGTCGAGGTGGGAGCACGGCACGCACGTCGACCCGTCGAGCAGCTCGGACGCGTACACGTACTTCGGCTTCGGGCCCTCGGCGGCGATCGACGCGCGGCCCTGGTTGCCGCTGTCGGTGACGGCCTGCTTCGCGACGTCGTCGGTGCCGTCGTGAGAAGCCTGACCCACCGCGGTGCGGATGGCGTCGATCGCGTCTAGCGGGTCGACCTCGAGGAGGTCGCGGGCGCCGAGAGTCTTCGACGCGATCTCCACGACCCGGTTGAGAGGGTGCTGGGCGACCTCGCGGGCGCGCTGCTCCAGGTAGGCGCGCTGCGCGGGTGTCGGCTTGAGGTCGTTGACGGCCGGGAGAGTCATCAGGTCGACGCCCTGGGCGATGGCTTCGCGGAGGGTGTGCTGTGCCCAGTCGTGGCGTGCCTGGAGGACAGCCTGGTAGATCCGCGCCTGGGCGTCGGCGACCTTCGAGTCGATACCGGGGATGCCTGCCTGGGTGGAACGGAGGTCGCCGAGTCGGCGGGCGAGGTCGGGTGCGGAGTCCGAATGCTCCATGAGGTCGCTCAGGACGTCGTTGAGTACGTCGCCCCACAACGGGTCGGTGACGGCGCGGATGGCGCGCAGAGCGGCTTGTGAGGAGTCTTCGAGGTCCCCGAAGCGGGTCCGTGCCTTGATCTCGTGCTCGAATAGGGGGCGGTTCGCTCCGGGGAACGACCACCCCTGCGCGACCTCCTCGGCGACGACCTCCAGCGCGAGGCGTGCGACGAACAGTTCCGCCACGACCGCGACGCCGTTGCTACTCGCCACTGCGGAGCTGGCTCAGTCGGGCGACGAACTCGGCCGCGGCGATCGCGAGCGGGTCGCTGTCCTTCGACGGGGCGGCTGCGGACGGGTCGAAGGGGTTGTCTGCGGATGCGGGGAGCGCACCCGGCGCATCAGCCGGGCGGGCGGACGCCTTGTCCGCCTCGGGCAGGCCACGACGGCGGCGGATCTCGGCCTCGAGCTTGTCGTCCGGTGTGATGAGCCGGGCGTCAGCCAGGGTCGCGAGGGCGTCCGATGCATCCTTGCTGTCCCCGGCGATCTGGTCGGGGACGAGCGTCGGGTAGGGCTCGTCCTCGCCGAAGTTGATGTCCACGAGGTCCCGGATGATGTGCTCGGTCGCGATGTCGGCCAGGAAGCCGGCCTCGGCGTTGAGGGAGTCGGTGAACACGTCGACGAACGTGTCGCCGAGCGCGCGGGCACCGTTGTCGTGGCCGAGGTTCAGGAACATCGCCAACGCGGAACGGCCGATCGACTGGTCGTGGTGGTTGACCAGCGGCAGCTCGTCCTTCGTGGCGCCTTCGACGCCGAGGAGCTTCATGCTGTAGACGCCGGACTCGAGCGCGACGCCGGCGGTGGCGCCGGCGCGGGCGGCGGACGCGATCTCCAGCGCCTTCGCCTCGTTGCCCTTCTTGCCGTCGTACTCGACGATCGGCAGGCCCATGCCGTTGCGCTCGACCGACTGCGCGCCGACCCGGTACAGGACGTCCTTGAGCAGCCAGTGCTTGTACGCGGTGCGGAGGATCGACGACCCGGCCCAGTCCGCACCTTCGCGCTCGTGGCTATACATGACCAGGTCGCGGGCTGGGATCAGCTTGTCGTCGAAGCCCGCCACGCCGGTGGTGCTGATGTAGACCCGGGCGCCCTGCTGGGCGATGTCCCAACCGCGGGAGGTCTGCACGATGCCGCCGAGCCCACCGTCGCGGTCGACGCGGATCTCGCGGACCGTGCGCGGCAGCCTGGGCGCCAGCTTGCGGATGTGGGCGACGTCTCCGTCGATGCCGGCCGCGGCCTGCTCAGCGGTCGGAGGGCCGACGATGTACGTCAGCTCGAACGGCATGAAGCCGAACGGCAGGCACAGGAGCGCCTGCCGCAGGTGCTCCTTCCAGACGATGCCCTCGCGCCGTCGCTGCTGACGGGCCTTGCCGGGGGCGAGGAGCCCGAGCTCGGTCTCGACGAACTTCGCGACCGCCGGGTCGACGCCGTCGGTGTTGAGCCGCCACGGCGTCTTGAGGATCGGCTGGTTGATCGCGCGGAGCAGGGAACCGATCTGGCCGTCCTCGCGGCGCATCCGGTCGTAGACGGCGAGGTTGTACGGGAAGGCGAGCTCGAGGGTCGTCTCGTAGGACGACGCGACGAACGACGGGCCGGTGTGAGGGTCCCACGAGGCGCCCATGCCACCGGGGTGCCCGGTCTCGGTCGTGGACGGCTTCGTCGTGGTCGGCATGTGCCAATGGTGGCACCGGATCGGTCGTTTTCGGTGGGACGCAGCCTGTGGGGGTGGGCGTCAGCGGTGAGCGGGGACCTCGGCCAGGACCGCGGCGACGGCTTCGTCGATGTCCGTGTGGAACTCGGCGTGCAGCTCGTCGCGTGCCTGCTGGTGCGGGATGCGGAGGGAGGGGACGTCGAGGAAGTCGTCGAGGTCGGCGCCGGCGTCGAGCCGGGCTGCGCGGTCGACTGCCTCGCAGAGCCTCAGCCAGGTGCCGGCGGGCGCCCGGACTGGCGTGGTTCCGGTGAAGCCGATGATGACGCGCTGGTCGGCGTAGTCGGCGGGGTCGGGGATGCCGAACTCGGCCACCCGCCAGCGGGCTGCGTCGAGCACGAGCTCGCGGTTCATCGGGCCGTCACCGTGCCTGCGGTCAGCTCCTGGTAGGCGTCGTCGTTGGCGGCGAGGTGGCGGACGTTCAACGTGTGCCCGTACTGCTCCTTGTAGAGCCGGACGTAGGTCTCCAGCTCGTCGTACCGGTCTGCGGCTGCCTGGGCAGCGGTCGTCGGATCCATCATGTTGTGCTCCTGAGTCCGGGGACACTCCGTCAAGAAGTCCCGCTAAGCCCACACCTTAGCATCGAGTGTGGGGTGGTGCAATGAGTCGCCCCACGGCTCACACCGTCGGGCTGTGGGGCAATACACTGGGCGCATCTGGTTCTCTCCTGAGTCCCAGAGACAGCGAGGCGCTTGTCGAGTAGGGGCCGTCACCCCGTCGATCCGACTGAGCCCTCGCTGTCGTATTTCAGAAGCCCACCTCCTGCAGCCCACCGGTCACCGGAGGCGGCGGTGGAGCCCCACCCGCGGGCTGGTCGGCCCGCTTCGGTGCCGCCCCCTCCATCTCCATCAGCAGGTAGCGCACGGAGTCGTAGGCGTGGTCCTCGGCCTTGGTGTCGACGTCCTCGGGGTGGCGTGAATCGCGCGGCAGCGCCGGCAGCGTGCGGATGAAGTTCGTGCACGTCGAGTAGACGAGGATCCGGGGCAGCCCGTCGGGGCGCCGACGCATCTTCTCGTCGAGGAGCGCGGCACCGGCGAGGCGGTCGTTGCGGGCCTTGACGACGGACGAGCCGAACACGTCGCGGTAGTACGACGCGATCGACCCGGGCGGCGGGGTGTCCCTGTCATGCAGGTCCGACTTCACGAGCTGTGTCGGGTCCCGTGCCCAGCACGCGGGGTCGAGCGCGATCGGGATCGGACGGGTGGGGCCGCGCTCGTCTGCGGCCTCGGCGTCCCGGATGGCCTCGGCCTGCTGCTTCGGGGTCAGGCCGCGCTCGTACACCTCGCGGTAGACGACGATGAGACCGTCGCCGAACTTCGCGCCCCAGTGCGCGGAGAACGGGGCGTCGATGCCGTAGTCGACACCGACCGCGCGGGGCACGCCGCCGCCGATGGGGACCGGGAACTGCTCAGGCTCGATGACGTGGATGTTGCGGCGCCAGGCTGAGAAGCGGACACCTTCGAGGATGTCCCAGTCGCCCTCGAGCAGCGCGCGGCGCAGCATCGGGTCGAGGTCGGCCAGGGTGTCGGCGTACTCCTGCCCCAGGTGGGGGTTGTCCGAGAGCATGGCCCGGATGAACACGCGCATCGCGGGGCGTGGGTTCTCCAGCGTCGGTTCGGCACGGAACACGGTCCCGGACGGTGCGGGGTCGATAAACCGTTGCTTGACCCAGTGGTGGCCGGGCCCGCCGGGGTTCGTCGCGGCGGCGACGCATCCGCGGATCCCGAGCCGCATCATCGTGAGCCGGACCTCTCCGCCGGCTCGGACACGGGAGCGCATGTAGTCGAACTGGCCTTCGGTGAAGTGGGTGAGCTCGTCGAAGCTGATCCGCTGGTATTCGGCCGACTGGTATTTCAGGACGTCGTTCTCGCGCTGGAGGTGCCCGAACTCGATGACCGAGCCGTTGCGGAACGTCCACGTGTACTTGCCGGCGTTGTACGACGCGACGGCCTTCGGGATCCGCAGCAGGAGGCGAGGGATCAGGGACCGCTCGAGGCCGCCGTAGGTGCGTCGCAGGATCAGTGACCGCGAGCCGGGCACCATGAGCGCGAGGGTCACGTGCGCGGCGAGGATCCAGTCCGACTTCCCACCGCCGGCGGCACCGCCGTAGAGGATCTCGTCGGCGACGACCTTGTGCGCGACCCGCTGCCGTTCGGTCGGCGCGTAGGGGTACCGCCAGGTCGGTGCGTCGGGTGCTCTACGAGCTGACGCCAGCATCGCCGCCCCCTGGGGCGTCAGGCAGCAGGTCGGGGGATATCTCGATGACGAGCGGGTTACCGGAGTCGCCGCTGAGCTGCACCTTCGTGGGCATGTCGAGCCCGAACAGCTTCACGTGCCGGTCGATGGCGCGCAGGACGAGGTTACCGGCGGCAGCGTCGGGCGCGACGGCCTTCCCCTCGTCGTCATAGGAGACCCCGGTGGCGGCCTTCCAGTGCGCGGCGATGAGCGCGTCGATGCGCGACGCGTCGAGCTGGCGGAGGTCGTCGGCGGACTCCTGCAGCGTCATCGCGAGCGCGCGCTTCACGAGGCGGTGAGCGTTGCCCGGGTTCGACAGGTCGAGCTCGTCCGCGATCGCCCGGTACGTCTTGCCCTCGCGGCGCATCTTGAGCGCCTTGTCGGCCTTCCGCAGCGTGTCGGCCGAGATGATGTCGCCGCTGCTAGTCATCGGCGTCGCCTTCCAGCCGGTCGCGGGTGACGTCGCCGAACAGCAGAACCGAGGCGTCGGGCCGTGGGCCGAGCCCGGGCGAGTGTGAGGTCTTCCGGTTGCGGAGCCGCTCGGTCGCGCGGGCGTAGACGTCGGCGCGGTGCTCGATGCGAACGCGCTCCATCGCCTCGGACGGGGTGTCGCCGAGCGGGTTCTTCGGGTCAGCGACTCGCGCGAGGTAGGCGGGGGCGCCGGCGGCCGACACCTCGGGCAGTCGCCCGGAAGCGAGGGGACGGTCGGTGATGCCGTAGACGACCGGCGGGGCGTCGAGCGCGGCGAAGTCGGCCGGGGTGATCTGCGCGCCGAGCATCCCAGCCAGCCGGGCGGCCTCGGTCTCGATGATCGACGTCGGCGACTCGGACGCCGGCGCGAGGGGCCAGTCGAAGGTCACGCGGGCACCTCGGCCGGGGTCAGCGGGTCGAGAATCATCCCGGCGTGCACGAGCTCGGACACCGCCGAGGCGAGGGCCTCGAGCTTCGGGTTGCCGATCGGCAGCATCTGGTCGACGGACCGCAGGTACGCCTCGAGGTACCCCTCGATGGCTCGGGCGACGACGGCGGGCTCGTTCTTATGGAGCCCGGCGTGGCCGAGGCGCAGGACACCCGCGCCTTGGCAGATCACGCAGCCCGGGTCGACCAGACCGGCGTACCTCCGGGAGCACGCTGGACAAGTCCGTGCCGCCATCCTCGCTCCTCCCGGGCCGTCACCCGCAAGACCCTGCCCGACGGTTCTAGGTTGCAGGGTTAGCACGAGGATACCCGTCAGGTTGGCGCAGCACCAACATTTTCTCTGACGCTAGGACTTGGCGTTTCGCTAACCACACGGGGTGACACCTGTGCCACGGGGCCGGAGCGGCGGGTCGGGTCAGTCCTCGGCGGGGCGGGTGACGATGTCGACCTCGAGCCCGTACATGGCGGCGACAGTCTCGATCTTCGACAGCGTCGGGTTCGCCGTGCCGTGCTCGTAGTGCAGCAGCGAGACGTCCGACATGTCGTTCTCCTCGGCCATCGCTCGACGGCTGATGCCGCGCGCCTCGCGGGCCTCCTGGAGCTGCACGCCGAGCGCCTGCGACAGGGTGCGGTCCTCAGGAGCCGGCATTGGACGCTTCCTCCCGCTCGATCTGGGAGAAGATGTCGACGACTTGGGCTGTGGTGACTCGTCGCTCATCGTCGTCACCTCCGTCCGGGTCGTCATCGGGTGGGGTCGGTGGTTCGTCGTCGGCCCCGTCAGGCTCGGCGGCCGTCAACGATGCGGTGTCGGCCGACACGAGGAGGAGCGTACCGGACTCCAGCCCTGTCGCGACCTCGTTGAGCGCCTGACCGGTGCCGATGACTTCGACGATCTTCACAGCCGACGAGCGGATGTCTCGGCCGGTCGTGGCCCTGTCGTGCATCACCTCGGCCGACAGCCTGGTCCCGGCACGGATCTGGCGGTCTGCCTCGGCGCGTAGTGCCGCGACGACGGTCTGGGTAGCTGTGTTCACGTCTGGGTGCTCCTGGTCAGAAGGGGGGTTCTTCGGGCATGGACTGCTGGCTACTGGGCGGCGGTGCGGTGGACCACGGGTCGCCGGCGGCGACTCGCTGGGTGGCCGCCGGCTGCTGGCCGGTGTGACCCCAGTCGTTGGCCGGTGCCTGACGTCCTCCGCCACCACCTCCACCGCCGCGGGCGGCGCGGGTGACCTTCGCGGACGCCCACTTGAGGTCCGGGCCGATCGACTCGACCAGCAGGTCGACGCTCGTTCCCTTCGACCCGTCTGCGCGTTCGTAGTTGCGGATCTTGAGCTGGCCGACGGCGACGACGCGCATGCCCTTGGTGAGGGTTTCGGCGACGTTCTCGGCGAGCTCGCGCCAGGCGGCGGCGTTGAGGAACAGCGCGTCGCCGTCGACCCACTCGTTCGTCGTCTTGTCGAACGTGCGCGGGGTGGAGGCGATAGTGAAGTTCGCGACGGCGGCGCCCGAGGGGGTGAACTTGAGCTCCGGGTCGGACGTCAGGTTGCCGATGACGGTGATCGTGGTCTCGCCGGCCATCAGACGGCCGCCTTCGTGTCGTCGAGGTGGGCCGCGACAGCGGCGTCGTCCTGGGCCTGGTCGTCGTTGACGCCGTACCCGAGGTCACGGGCCGCCACGACGTCCTCCTGCTCGGCGTCCTCCTCGACGCCGGCCTTGTACTCCTTGTCGAGCACGACCTTGAGCGTCGGCGACGACTGACGACCGGCGATCCCGGGGACCTGCTCGCTGGTGGTGGTGTCGAAAGCGATCCACTTCGACTCGGTCGTCGGCTTCTCGGCGTGCGCGGGGTTCTCCTCGAGCTCGAGATCGGCGAGCAGCTTGGTCGTGTAGGCGTCGCGGACGACGGCCTTGGACATCAGCACCTCGATGCCGCCCATGTCGAGTGCCGCGAGGGCGTCCTCGAGCATCGCGGAGGGGACCTCGATCGTCGCGGTGACGTTCTCGGGACTCCGCTCGGCCACGTAGCTGGAGTAGGTGTCGGCGTTGGCGACGTAGGGCTTCGGCTCGGCGTCGATGCCGTCGAGGCGGACCTCGCCGAGGCCGCGGATCTTGAACTTGCCGACGACGCCGGAGGCGTCGTAGAGCTCGCGGATCCCGGCGTCGACGCGCTTGCGGGCGCGGGACACGAGGGTGCCGGTGCGGGTCTGTTCGGTCGTGAGCTTGAGCAGTCGCTCGGACTCCGCCTTGAGGTCGTACTGGGTCATGATGGGTCTCCTGAGTCGGTTGTGGTGGCGAGGACCGTCACCCTCGCGCTAGGTCCAGAACTTAGCACCCGGTCATCCGGGATGCAAGCGGATTGGCTGTCGCAGATGTCATCCATGCGGTCTTCCGCGCCACGGCAGCGGTCCTGCGGGTCCTGCTCGCGGGCGATCGCGTCGCAGCGGTCGACCATGAGCCCGCAGTCAGGGCAGCGAGGACCAGCAGCGGCCACGGTGGTCGTCGACGTGAGGTCTCGCCAGTCGTCGAGGAACGCCTGGACCCACCGGGCACCGCCGGGGAGTTTCGTGGCCTCGGCGACGGACGCGAGCCGCTCGACGCCGTGCAGCTCGACGAGGCTCTGGATCTCGTCAGCCTGCTCTCGGGACAGGTGCGTCCACGAGACCTGAGAGATGCCCCAGCGGGCGGCGAAGGCGGCGCGGAGCGACGTCACGCCGGACGGGAGTTTCCCCACCGGCACACGGCCGCCGCCCGCTGCAGCAGGTTCAGGATGGTTAAAGGACGGTTCGGGTGACACTGGCGTCACCCCGTTCGCGACACCAGTGTCACCCCGTTGCGTCAGGAGTGTCACCCCGTTCGATCCACGGGGTGACACTCCTGTCACCCCGTCAGAGCGGTTATCCACAGGCTCCGTGACGCGGTGATTCTTCGTCCGGTCGCACCCCTCGGGGCACATGACGAGCACGTCGTAGCGGTTCGGTCGCTGGTCGTTGCGGGTGCTCCTGTCGCCGCCGCCCTGGACGCGGACGGACACCTCACCGAGGTCCTCGAGCTGGCGGACGGCGCGCTGGGCGGACCGCTCGTCGACGTTCGCGTATCCGGCGAGGGTCGTGATGGATGGCCAGGAGCCGCCGTCGCCGTCGTGGTTGGCGATGCCGAGCAGCACGACCTTGGCTGTTCCCTTCGCGCGTGAGTGGTGCAGGACGATCGCCATCGCCTCGACGCTCATGAGTACACCGTCCCGCCGGCCGGGCATGGGCCAGGCTCGAGGTAGCGCTCGTGGGGGTACAGCTTGAGCACGTCGCCGTCGGGATGACGAACTACTCGGGTACCTACGGCGGCACCGCACGTCGGGCAGACGACGCGCTCGCCTGTCACGGCCCCGCTCATCAGCGGGGCCGCCGGTAGGCGTGGGGGAGTGCTGTGTGGGTCACTGGGCGTCCTGCCGTTCTGCGCGCCGCAGACGCGTGCGCTCCATCGTCTTGGGGGTGCGGCCGAGCCGGGCGCATGCGAGCTCGTGGGATAGGCCCATGGCGGTGAGGAACTGGTAGTTCTCCTCCTCGGCGCGGGCGCGGTGGGCCATCAGGCGGAGGTCCTCGTCGTCGGCGCTCACGAGGTCGCCTCCGAGGCGAGGAGGGCGCGGAGAGCAGCGGCAGACTTGGCTTCGAGGCACGGCCAGACCGCGTGGCCGGGCATGTCGTCGTAGGTCGGGTAGCAGCCGTCGCAGACCGGCACGAGGTGGCCTTCACCATCTGAGCACTTTTCGCAGGGCTCGACGCCGGCGTGGTGCAGCATCAGCTCGACCGGCTCGCCCTTGGTGTGGCGTGCCTCGATCTGCTCGATGATCGCCCGGATCGGCGCCTCCCACGTCTCGCGGAGGACGGGAACAGCGGCGGTGACGATCGTGCTGACAAGGTACTCGACGTTCTCTGGGTCCACGATGTAATGCGTCGGGGTATCGCCACCCGCGCCCGTCATCGCGTCGGACTCCAGTAGGTCCCGTGCCGCAGCCTCGGTGACCTCCACCGGCACACCCGGCATGGCGATCACGACTCAACCTTGCAGGTCGCTCGAACGTCGACCCAAACGCCGACGCGACGTCCGCATCCGCCGTCGCACGGCACCGAACTGTGCGCCCCGTCTGTCACGTCGTCAAGCTCGTTCATCTCTCCGCACTCGCAGACCACGGTGACGTCGATCCTGCCCACGCCGACGGCGGTCATGCCGGGACCTGCTGACGGGCGGCGAGTGCCTTCTGGCGCTCGATGATGTACTGCCCGAGCATCAGGCCGTCGGCGTTGATCGCGGTCTTGAGGTTCGCCTGCCCGGCCGACGTCCAGAGCTGACGCAGCAGCTCCGGGGTCTCCGCGATCGCGACCGCCTGCACGAGGTCGTCCATCTCGGCCTGGAGCGCGAACGGACTCGCCGCGGAAGCATCCTCGGTGGGCTGCTCCGGCTCCGGGGTGGGCTCGGGTGCCCGGTCGGGCTCCTGGGCCGTCTCCGGCGGATTCTGGGTCGCTGGCTGCTCCTGCGGCGGGGCCGTGGCTGGCGGTGCGTCGATCAGCTCGACACCCCGCGCCTGGATGAACTCGCCGAGGATGTGGGCCGACCCGTCCGGCAGGCCGACCTCGTCGTCGGCGATGCCACGCTGGACCGCCTCGCGGTACACGACGCCGATGCCGTCGATGTCGTTCCAGACCTCAGCGACGCGCGGCAGGTAGTCCTGCGCCGACACGTAGGCCATGCCGACCGGGAGGCCCTCGGTGCCGCCGACGGGGATGACGTCGCGGACGTGCGACGTGCCGGGGTCGACGCGGAGCTGCTCGAAGATGAACCAGCCGAGGTCCCACTCGTCCGGGAGGGTCTTGGCCCGGTCGTACCCGGGGCGGACGCCGCAGAACAGCGACCGTGCGCCCTCGAGCGTGGCGGGCTCGTCGCGCTTGAGCCGCAGCCACGCGGTGACGTCGAACGCGAGCGACTTGTGCCCCTCGACCTTCCAGACCTTCGAGGCGTCCTTCTTCGGCTTGCCGTCGTCGCCGAGGTCGGCGACCTCCTTCCCGCGGGCCGTCATGATGACGATGCCGGGGAACGTCAGCAGCAGGGTCATGAACTTGCGGTAGCGCGAGCCCGCGTCGTTCCAGAGGTCCATGCTGATGACGATCTCGGCAGTCGGGTCGGCGGCGAGCTTCTTGCGGTTCGACTCGCGGGTCGAGGCGCGGTGGTGGGCCCAGTTCTTGAGCAGGTCCCAGACGGCCGTCGCGGAGTCGATGACGAGCACGACAGGCGGGTCGCCGGCGGTGACCGCCTTCTGTGCCTCGACCTTCACCGCCTCGAGCTGCCCGTAGATCGATCCGAAGGTGCCGTCGTGGACGATGACGTCGTACTTGCCGATGCTGGCGTACTCGTCGCCGGCACCTTCGCCGAGGTCGAGCCAGTAGCCGGCTCCGACGCGCTGGTCGCGGGTGAACAGCGCGGCTTGGTACGACTTGCCGGCCTTCTCCTCGCCTTCGAGGAGGACGACGGGCCAGGGGACCTTGCCCGTAGGTGGACGTGTTGCGAGTGCTGCCATGGTGCTCTCCTGATGGTGTTCGCGGGGCCTCCGTCAAGAACCCCTGCTAAGTCCACAACTTAGCACTGCGGTCGAGGTTGAGCAACTACCTCGAGTGTCCGAAGCGCCGAGGAGGGCGACCATCCAAGGCCCGTCAGCCCCGGTCGATCGCCCTCCGTCGTGGTCGTTCTCTCCTGTGATTCGTGGTCACCCCACCGGGGACTGCTGACGCAGCTGCTCCACGTCGGCGCGATCGATGAGATACGCGCCCGTCTTGCCGGGGAGCTTCTCCGAGGGGATCGCGCCGGTCCGCACCTGCTCCGCGACCGTGCGGCGGGGCTGGTTCAGCAGCTTCGCCACCTGAGCGACGGTCAGCACGTCTCGTGTTTGCATAGCGCCAAACTTAGCAACACGCGAGCACCGAACGCAATGCCGACACGCCGGTCGGTTTGCCAAACTTGGCAGACCCGTGCAGCATGGTGCACATGACAGTTGCTCAGATCGCGTCGGGCGGATACGTGCCCGAGTTCACTCGCGGAGATCGCCTCCGCAAAGCCCGCGAAGACATGGCCCTCAGCCGCGAAGACTTCGCGCAGCTCGTCGGCGTCAGCCGGCAGACCATCACCAACGCCGAGACCGAGAGCCACGGCGTCCGCCGCATCACGCTCAACGCCTGGTCGTCCGTGACCGGTGCCGACCCGCACTGGCTCGAGGTCGGACACCCCTCGCCCGAGGCCGGGAAGGAGTGCGAGCTGTGCGCCCGGCAGGACTCGAACCTGCGACCTAGAGATTAGAAGGCTCTTGCTCTATCCAGCTGAGCTACGGGCGCGCGTGAGCCAAGAGTATCGGCGCGCGTCGTCGCCTGGCCGCACCGCTCGGAT